GTAATATTTGTTGTATACCGTAGATGTCTCTAGAACTTTTAACTCAGACTTATCATTGTCCCACTCATATAGCTTTACGTCATCAATACCCATCTCTTGGATTCCTGCCGTAGCATTATAGTTCCATTCAAGCCACACCTTCTGGGATGGCTCTATATTATGAGACGTGTCAATCTTGGTCTTAATAGCTGGGAAATTTAACATTAAACCTCCTCTAGCGATATGTTCATATTCATGCGTATGTATGGTGTAGTCGCACTTGGATTACGCTTGACTATATCAAACGAACACGATGAGAAATTAACTAAAAACTCCTGAAATGCATCAGTACCTGTTGTACTGAATTTTTGTACTATCTTAATATAAAAAGGCTGCTTGTTATTCTTGTAAAACTCGTATATTTGACTTGCACCCCACCCACCATCTACAGTATAGGTAGAGGTGTTTGGAACATCTTCCCAAGAAATATTAAAGCTATGCTTTTGAGCGATGACATTTTTACGCATAGTTCCGTTTGCTGTTCTTTGAGATGTTGATATTTCTTCAATGCTTATTCCTAGGGGGCGTCTGTTATGGTCTGTTATTTTTGTGTAGGATGTAGCCCCAACTCCCTTTACATAAATAAGGGAATCCTTAAGTCCATTTACTACCCAACTCATACGCTTAGCCTCCTATCATCAGTTGTTCTCTTGATGGCTGCACCAAGGTCCTTCTTAATTCTAGCAATAATTTCTTCTGGTGAACAGCCTGGATCTGTAATATTTATATTATTAATATTAACACGAACATCACCCTCATTATATGAACCAGCATTACGCATAGTCTCAAATGCTCGTGGATCTAATGTTCTATTGTTTATCTTTTCCATATTTGCTACGCCGTACTTCGATACTGCTCTAGCATTCATCATAAACTCATTATTTGATGCAGAAATATTAATGCTATCTGAAACGCTATTTCCTGGACCAGTTATAAATCCGCCACCATAATATCCACGAACCTTACCGCCCATCCACTTCTTATCATTTCTAATAAGGTCATTTTTGTCTTTATCATATCTATACTTTTCACCAAATAAGGTTACTATTTCATTTTCAACAAAAGACTCTCCACGTCCAGCAAGATATGAGAGCAGCTTTCGTTTCTGGTCTCCACTAAGTGCTGTTGCAACACCGTCTTTTCCTTCAGCACTTGTAATTCCAGCTGCTGCCGCCGCCACTGTAATATCTCTTGGGCTCTTTGATGTACCAGGACCATCGGTCAATCCTCCGACATTAGCCAGATCTGCTTCTAACTGCTTAAATGATGCTTTTAATGTTGCCATTGCTTTTTGCAAAGCGTCTCCAGAAAGAGCACCCTTGAATTTAGACTCAAAGTTTCTAAATGCTTCGCTCTCCACAAACTCTTTAAATGATACTGTTACCTTACCATCCTTTTGGAATCCTCCAAGAACAGTCTGTATAGCATCATTAATATTCTTTTCTAGATCTTTAGCTTTGTTGGCTACATTAGCTACAGATCCAGCAGCAGCGTTATCTAATGCTTTTAGCTTATCTTGAAGTGCTTTTTTCTTGTCGTCTCTAGCAATTTCTTTTTCAGTCTCTGCTTTTTCTTTTAAGAATCTAGCGGACTCTGCTTGCATTTCTAGCTGTGCTCTTAAAGCACCTTCCATATCTCCAGAACTTAATGCTCCTAGATAATCTAACGCTAAGCTTCTACGCTTTTCTTCGTACTTAAGTTGAAGCTCCTTGATCTTATTAATATTCTTTTCTTTACGCTCAATTTCTTCAAGCGCATCGATCTGTGCTTGAATTGCTTTCTTCTGAGCATCTTTATTTGGTCCTGCTGCTCCACCAGCAAACATTCCCTGTAGCGATGCTTGCAAGTCTGACTTCGCTTTGTCTAATGCTTGATTTGCTTGATACAACTCAAAGTAGGCACGGATTCTCATTCCATCAAAATTCTTAACTGCTTCTAGGCTAGGAATAATTCCCTCAATACGCATCTTAAGTGCCAGCATTTGAGCTTCTGAATCAACACCATTTTTCTTTAAACCTTCAAGAACCGTTTTGTCTGTCCTTGTTAATCCCTCAATTGATCCAGCTACTCCATCAACTACTTCCTGAGTAATAAGACCAGAACCAGCAACTTCTTTCATTGCTTCTGCAAATGTTGCAGCATCTGAGTTAGCCATTGCATTATTTATAGCTTCAATGGCCTGCTTTGTAGCAGTTCCAAAATATACATTGTCTCTTTGTGCTGCATTTAATTTTTGATAGGCTGTTGTTAAATCTGTTATGTATTTAGCTGCTTCAGGACTAAAGCCACTAGCATCCTCTCCATACATAGCCATTCTTTGAGCTATTCCCTGGTCGATACCGAACTGTCCTGCTTGACCCAATAATGTTGAGAATTCAGTTCCAACAACTGATCCAGCACTACCCTTAATTCTTTCTAGGTTTCTCTTTAATGCTCCAGTTTGAGTTACTCCAGACTCTCCTGCAAGAAGCATCTTTAGATCTGTAGCGAATCCTTCTTTGCCTGCAGCTTTAAGAATAGCAGCCATCATTTGCTTAGCGGTTTCTTCTGATACTCCTGCAGCAATATAACTTAGATACTGGCTTAAGAACTCATCTTGAACTTCCTTAAAGCTGTCCGCTCCCTTTGTCTTTTCACGCAAGGCACCAGTTGATGTAGATGTTGCTGCTTCTAGTGCAGCTTGGGCTAGTATCTCTAATGCGCTTGCCGCTTCTTCAGATTTACCAGTTACTTGTGTTAACTGTATATCTCCAATTGTCTTTAAGCTTAATCCAGCAGCTTTTGCATACTCTTTATCTATCTGGTATTGTCTAATACTTAATGCTTGTATATCTGCCAACTTCTTAAAATAATCTATAGTCATCTTAATTGCAGGAACTAAAGCACCCAATGCTGCTCCTACTGCTGCACCTGGAGCACCAAACATCATACCCATCGATGCACCCATCATTGCTCCGCCTGCAATATTTCCAACCCCACCAGTTTGTGGAACCATAGATGTAGCCATTCCTAAGCCCATCATAGCCATAGAAGAACCTAGTCCAGCCCTTCCAGTAAACATTCCACGCATACCATTCTTTGCTCTTCCAAGAAGTCCTACCTTAGCTGCTGGGCTATCCGCTGCTAATGTTGATATGCCAGCGTTCTCTATATTGATAATCTCTTGAATTTCTTTAACTTTTTCTTGTTCTAGCTGAGCTTTTTTAGCTCTAAGCTCTGCGATTTTAGCTTTTATTTGTGGGTTCTTTACTGCATCTTCAGACAAGACTCTGCCAGATTCTGTTATTACTTGAACAACTCCATCTACCATTTTTACTGTAGCAGTTCCTAAACTCTTAGTTCCAGTCTTAACTTTAATCTCTTCTGCATTCATTACTGCATCTATCTGTGCAGAAGCCTGTGCAATTGCTAATGAAAGTCTTCCAGTTCTTTCTACTGTTGTTGCCGCTGCATTCTTTAGTATGCCACCCTGCATAGCAGCGACCTCTCTCTTTGTTGCTTCAATAACTGCAGAGTCAGCACCGCCATCTTCAAATGCTCTTAGTATGCTTGCGTTTGTTGTGGATATAACATCATCATAGCTAGTTCCTATTCTTTCTCTAGCCAACTGTGCCGCTGCTCTTGCTGCAGCTGCTGGATCTTGTGTAGCAGCAAATTCTTTTGTCCAAGCATCTTTCATTTGGTTTGCAAACTTTTCGCCCTCTACTGCGCTTCCCTTGTATGCATCATTAATAGCTGTCATATTTGCAACATGTGTTGCTTGAATCTTTGCATACTCTTCGCTGGTTTGGAAAACCTGTTCTATACCAACATTGTATCTTTCTGGATCTCTCATAGCAGCAGCCATAATTTTTTGAGCTTCTTTGTTTGTTCCGCCTGCGGCAATATCTGAAAGCATGCCTCTCTTTTGCTCAAATGTTGTGCCTGGAGCAACTATAGTGTTTGGCATACTCTCTGCAAAAGCTCCTTGGATTTGTGCAGCAATACTATCTGCTGGTACCGCAATAACTGGAGCGTTTAATGCTTCTAGTGGGTTATTAATATTTCCTACGCCAGCTGTCTTTCTTCCGCCAGAAACTCCAGATACCTTTACCAATTCTTCGTCTGTTAGCCCAACATCCCCCATGATTGCTCTACGTCTTGCTCTATTAAGCAAGTGTGATCTTTCAATTCCCGTAGGTCTTACTCCGCTGCCTGTTCCAAACTCTGGTGAAGGCATAAATCTAGATCCTGCAAAGCCAGGTGCTGCTTCTGCTCCTGCTGCATAAGTATTTTGTAGTTCTACTAACTCTCTCATTCTTGAGATAAGATTTTGTATTTGCATTGCTGCTGCTTTTGCAGCATCTGCTTCGCTATACATAGCATTAGCAGCCTTATCTCCAGATAGCTTTACCGCCATCATCTGTTCATCTAGTAATTCAAATTTCTTAGTACTTGTAAATAGTCTTCCCAAGAATCCAATAGACTTTACTACGTATCCAATAAAGTTAAGGAATACACCAGAAAGCATGATTAGTGGTCCAGCTAGTCCAACTATGGCACCTATAATTGTAAGAACTGTCTTTGCGCCGTCTGGTAGGTTATTAAATCCGTCCATAAGCTTGTTTACTACACCAATAACCTTTGAGAATATTCCAAGGAATCCTTCTCCAGCCAATGCTAGGTTTGCCTTAAGTGTTTCCATCTGTCTAGCAAACTTACCTGATGCAGACTCTGTTAATGTTGTTAATTCTCGCTCAGCAATTGCTGCTAGGTCTGCTGTTGATGCCCCCATCAATTCCATAACCTGTAAGGTCTGGCTTCCACTTCTGCCCAAGTTATCAAACAATGCTGACATACGAGCAAACTGGAACTTACCGAATAGCTGCTCAATTGCTTGTGCTCTAGCTAGTGGGTTAAGTGTATTTAGAGCATCCTTTAATGCAGATACTGTTCCTACAAGATCTCCAGCATTTGAGTTAACTATGCTCAAGATATCCACACCAAAATTACTCATAACATCAACAGTTTTTTCTGTTGGGTTAATTATAGAAGCAAGGCCAGACTTTAGTGCGTTAGCTGATTCTGCTGCGTTAATACCACCCTCACGCATAGCGGTAAGGAATAGTGCTAGATCTTGTACGTCTCCACCGAGCTGTCTGACAACAGGACCTGCTTTAGGGATTGCTACTACAAGGTCGTTGAGAGATGTAGAAGTTTGGTTTTCAACTGCGTTAAGGAAGTTAATTGATTCTGCTAGCTCTTTAGTATTTAAATTAAATGCGCTTTGTAGAGATAGAGTTGCTGACATAGCCTCTTGTCTATCTACTTCACCAAGGATCGCAAGACGTGTAGTTTCTGCTACAGACTCTAACAACTCATTTCCTGTTTTACCAGTCGCTGCAATATCAGCAGCCAATCCTATAGTTTCATTTGCTGCAGCACCTAGAGATGATGCTAACTCTTTAGCTAAACTAGCTGTCTGAGTTTTTATTCTTTCAATCTCTGTTGTGGTTGCCCCACCTATATCTCCATAAACCTTAGCCAAACGTGTGAGTTGCTTGTCTGTTTCACGGAATGCATTTGCTGCTGTTGATGCAAAAATTGTTAGGGGAACTGTTAAACCAACTGTTAACTGACGGCCAGCCCACTGGGTGTTTTTACCTAAGTTAATAAGCTCTGTAGAGACACCTTGAATGGATCTTCCAATAATTTTGAACTGCTCTGCACGTAGAGCCTTCATTGTTGATGGGTCAAGTCTATCTAGACCTGTGGGTGTTGACAAAATGTTTCTAGCTTCACCCTGTGGACCAACCGTCGTTGTTAATATAGATCTCTGCAATTTGACCTGCTCTTCAGCAAGTCTTCTGATCATTCCTCTTTGGCCCCGAACTTGTGTATTAAATTCTCGGAAATAATCTTTTAGCTTCAATCTACCTTGGTCTAAGTGCCGACCAAATTCTCTTGTTTCATTTGTTACGTCTACGAATGACGAAGACCATAAACGGGTATTACGCATACCCTCAATAAACTGTGAATTTAAGTTGTTTAAAGAGGCATATGAAGCAGACCCAAGCCCATTAAGCTGTGTTTGAAGCGTAGCAATTTCTGCGTTTGCACGACGAACTTCCCCGATTAAATCGGAAAAGTTGGCATTCGCATTAAAGCTAATTACAACTTGTTGGGCCATATGCTAATTATCCCAGATTTTCGATCCTATTACGCCCTAGCGTCCCACTCTTCGTACATTAAACCTTGGCCTACACCAAAGCCTTCTTGTCTTGCAAGTGATCCCTTAAGGTTAGCCACATCGTTTGTAGCAGGATCGTCTCCCAGTGCTTCCCTCCTAATATCTTCAAATGTTTTAGCACCTGAAGAATTTCCTTCATCCAAGTCCACCCCTTGTAGGGCAGCAAGGAACTTCTTGTCCTCGTACTCTTTCTTATTCGCCTCTTCTAGAGTATGAATAAGTTCAACGAGAGAAATACTCTCTTCTAATTCCTCGTAGTTTTTCCAAATACCAAGAAGGAAAGCTTGTTTTTCTAAGGCAGCGAGATCAAGATTCTCCCACGTTGTGGAAGACTTGGTTTTATTTGTTAGTTGGTTCCACTCATCTTGGCCGCTGCCGCTATTAAATTTGGGTCGCCTAGCTTAATACCTCCGCAGACCTCCATAATTTTCCAAATAGTCGGAACGTCCAGAGCTTCCTCTAGAGCCTCTTTATTATCGGCTAGTTCTGGCAAGCTTTTCTTCAAAGCGATTGCACAAGCCTCGATAAAAATATCAATTGCTTCTTCTTCATCTTTTACTGTATCTAATTTTGTAACGACCTTCATAAATTCCTTTAGTCGTTTAATTGGCAGCGGTTTTAATGTTACCTTTCTGCCGTCCTGTAGTTCTACTTCTACAATATCGTATAGCTGGGTAGCCAAAGTGACCTCCTAAATAGTCTTAATAATTATAGCAACAATAATATAAAAAGACAAGACCCCCGCCATTTCTGGAGGGGGTCTAGCCAATTTTGGTTAAATTTAGCCGATCAAGCGATCAACGATTCTTCCGTATGTGTCTGAGTAGCGTGGGTCACCCAAGAGACGGAATGTCACTGGGAAAACTGTAGCTTCGTTACGACGCAATGAGTGTGTTGAAGATTCAACAGAAAGAACACGACGAGCATAGTAAATACGCTCACGGTCTCCACCTGTGGCGGTTGTTGGTGCGTTTCCAACTGCAATGAATTGACGCTCTGTTGGCTCTTCGTTAAGAGCACCTACTGAGAGATCAAGACGGGAGTCAGCTACGCTGTCATAAGACTTAAGATTTGATTCTTTTTCACCAAAGACCACCATAAGGTTACGAAGTGTACCTTCTGTAAGAGTTGTACGAAGCATAACACGCTGTGAAGACTTGAAGAGCTTCGCAACGTCGAGCTGCTGGTCAACTTCTACTTCACCGTATGTTGGTTCATACATAACTTCAAGACCTTCGGATGTGAATCCGACGTCCTTCCACTTTGTTGAGTCCAAAACCTTACCTGATCCAAGATTTGCGTCTGAGACGTATGAACCTGTTGGTTGTGGGCTAACAGCGAATGGATCTAGACCATCCTGATATGAGTCAGACCAGTCTGGTGATGTTGAGTCCTTTGCAGAAATAAAAATTCTTGCTGCACCGATAATAATATTACGAACGTTTGTTGCCATTTATATTTTTCACCTCCTCCTTTTTTATAGGATATAAGTTTTGCGGCATTTCCTCAAATCCAATAATACTTGAACTGGGGTTATTACGCAAATCTTCCTTCCGTATTTAAATTCCTTGTGTAGGCGTAGACTATTGATATGTCTGCCTCCAGGCGTCCCGCCAACTCGTCGGCTGGATCTGGAGAGTTTGCCTCTGTCAGGGAAAAGTATTTGTACCTAAATGGGCTGGTCGGATTTACCGTCTTTACGTAGGCATTGACCGTAGCCGCTGATTCATCAAATCTTCTAAATAGGTCTAACATGATATTCATGATTTCTACAACCTTGTCAAAATCTGGAGCATATATCTTGAATGTTAATCTTTCTTTACATATTACCCATTCTACATCGTAGGACATTGTGTCAAAGTCATATACTAGGTATGGAGCATTTGGATTTGATATTAAATTCTTTGTTTCGTCTTCTTGTGTTGGGAATATAGGCATTAATCTTTGCCCTCCAACTACTGGATAATCTGTGTCTACTAAAGCCCCGTTATCTTTTAGCTCTTTCCATAAAATACCAATTACATCTGATATTGCTGTTTTAGTATAATCAGCCATTTGCTACCTCGTCCGCATATTGATACGCTCTAGTTACTTGTCTTATGTGCTTAGATACATTTGATTCTGCTATACGCTTAAATGATCCAGTTGATACTCTACCAGATACTGCCGCTGGCATTTCTCTTCCCGCCATGGCTTGCGCTGCTTCTATTCTAGCAATAATTCCAGACTCTTGTATATCTACAAGGAGTCTTGAGCTTGCTAAAAATCTATTCATTGTTTTTCTGTATGACCCTTTTACTTCTTTTCCACCAGGAGTCTTTACTGTTACATACTTACCTCTTGGAATAAATACTGGGTCCCCGTCTTTAGAATAAAAATGTAATGCTTGTGCATTACGTGCTGTAATTCTTACTGGCTGACCTTTTTCCATTACCTCTGCTTTAAATATAAACTTACTTCTTCTTGGTCCATATTTATTTGGGGAAAATGTTTTTGACGGTCTAAACTCTGATGACAAAACAATAGATCCAGCCTTATATGTTCCATCAATTTTCCACAATCTTCCTAGAGGCTTCCCAGTTTGATTCCACTCATACACATGGTGTAAAGCCTTTGGGCTAAGTCTAGCTTCTGAGTCTATAAACTTTCCAAGAGATACCTTGGCAATAGTTGTTATGGCTTGACCGATTTCTTTATCTATATCAAATGAGCGTGTGGCTGTTGCTACACCCTCGACATATGCCCCAACATTTCTCATGGCATCTAAAGCATTTGAATCTATTTTAAGAGAAGGCACCTTGTATGTCGCTCCTCTGTAATGTATTTTCGTATTCTAGTATCTGTCCAAAGCCGTCAAGTATCGGAGTAGATCCTACGATATTAAATATTGTAGGCGGGCTATTAAGAACTTCTGCTTCTTCCCACAGAACATTACCCTGCAAATCTTTTATGTTGCTTATCTTAGCGTTTCTAGGAAGCTTATCAAGAGTCATGACCTTGATAATTTCTTCAATTAAGTATCTGGCGTCAACTGTTCTGTCGTTTGATGGTGTTCTTACACCAGAAGATATAATTGATTTAGCTAGGCATGGAACGGTTTCTGCGTAGATCCATTCTCTTTTTACCTGCCCAGTTGCGCTTTGAGCAATTTGTACACGGTATACGTCCATAGTCATGGCGTATTTTGCTTCCACAGAATATGACCCAATCATTAGATCACCGCCATGTTTGTAGACTTAAACTCATCTAGGAGCTTGTCTGCGTAGAAGTTACCTGTCCCCCTGAAAGCTAGTTTAGAAAATTCCATATCTGTATCGCCATAAGATACGTTCTGTACAAATCTGGCTCTCCAAATATTATCTTTACCAAAATAGTCTTTCATCAACATGATCATTGCCTGTTGAACTTTTTCTGGCACAAACTTCCATCCGAATACACCAGTAATATCGTATCTATATCCGTTGTAAAAATTACCACGAAGCGGATAAACAATATCCAGCTTGCCACCCTCATTGATGTCATCTCCAAGGGAAACGATTCTCAACGAATGGTTTGTGTCTGTAATTTCTACTGGGAAATTAAAGCTGTTTGTATTTGCTACGGTATCGATTACTGTCTTGCCGTTCTCTTTAATTGTTGTATAGGAAATAATTCTTTCCCCCAAGTAAAGTACGTCGGCATCCTGACCATAGGCCGTAATTGTCTTGGTATACTTGCCAAACTTTACGCCTGTATAGTTTTCTACCATAAAACGAGCAAACTTCTCAGCTTGCTGCATATCATGGAAATGAATGTAGTTTTGATCCCCTTCTTCACGCCCAGCATGAAGTCTGGAATAAGCCTCAGAAATGGAGAGATATGGAGTTACAACAGAGTAATAATTTGTAGAAGTCATTGGGTTGCCGTCAATTGCGTAACTCCAAACAGCCTTCAGGCTCTTGTCTGTCATTACATAATTGTCTAGAACCCTAAAAGAATAGTGTCCTTCATCATTTATTTCAGGGCTTGCAAATCCACTGATGATTAGAACATCTGTGTCCCCGTCATAAATTGATACTGTCGGATTAGAATCCGCTAATCTTAATTCATCCTCTTCATATACATCAAGGTATATGTCTTGGGTGAGACCTGTGTATAACTCCATTAACTAATTAGGAGTAGAACTCCTGTACCTCCTTGGGAGTGGCAAGTCTGAAACCTTCCTGTGTGTCAAAAATCTCCTGTGCGTCCTTTTCGGACATTACAATAAATGGATTTTCTTTTGTAAATGTAAACTCATTTACATCGTATCTTGGATTCATTCTTTCCATCTTTACTAGAACCTGGCCACCCTTAAGTTCGGTTACTGGCTTTGATCCTGTTGTTTTTCTTGGCTCTAGCTCTGCTTCAGCCTTTTCTGCATTATTAAAACTAGAATACATATCGTAGCTTACGCCCTCTTCTGCGAGTAGGGCAACTAGGTCTGCCTTATTCTTGGCTGACTCGTGGTCTACCGCAAAGGTTTCTGCGACCTTTCGAAGCTCTTCAAGCTTCATATTATTAAAAGACATTTATTCTCCTCTCAGTCTTTTCCTTCTAATTATAGCACCCATATGACTAAAGGGGAACCCTTTTTATGGGGTTCCCCTTTAGACTATTTAGTTTTTAAAGGTTGTTAGGCTGAAACTTTTACGTTCTTAACCACAACGAAAGCCTCTGGGTTTTCAATTGCACACCCTGTTCTTACGAACATTGTGTATTCAATTGTATCCTTCTTTGGCTTGAATTCACGGTAAACCTGGATTTCACGCTTGACACCAACAACAAAGTTGTTAGCAAATGTCAAGTGGATATCACCATGGTCACCTGTAGCACCTGAGTAATCTCCGTCACGAGTTTCATCGATTAGAGGAACCTCAACGACTGGAATACCAAATGCGAATGGAGTAACTCCACCTGGCGCACCTGCTGGTCCGTTTGGATTTCCACGAAGAATTGACGATGCAATGTCTTCTGGAGTTCCACCGTTACCAATGGTTGTCAAGTTATAGAGATAATCCTGCACAAGGTTTGAACCTGTAAAGAAGCGTAGTTCATTACGACGCTGCTTGTACTTACGTGGCATAGCCTTGATTGCATTGTTGAATACTGCCTTGCTGATGTTTGCACCGCCTGCGTTTACAACGTTAGCTGAACCAAGTGCGAGTGCACGGAATCCAGCGAATGCTGACATTAGGCCTGTACCAGTTCCAACACCGTTGATCAAAAGATCTTCAATATCGTTACCAGCTTGAGTAGCCATTAGGCGAGCAATGTGGTCTTCTAGGTCTGCACCTTCGATGTTATCTTCTAGTGCTTCGCTTGAAAGTTCCCAGTCAAGACGTAGTTTCTTTGTGGTAAGAGAAATCTTGGAGAATGTAACTGCTGCATTAGCACCTGTTTGGGTAGCTTCTGTAGCAACTGTCATCAATCTAGTACCAACACCTACCTTATCAATGTCGGCAGTGTTAGAACGCATACGAACTGTTCTGGCTGCACGGGCAAGGATTGTAGCATCAAACATGTAATCAATGAAACGGTTTGCTTGCTCAGTATTGAGAAGACCACCATTTGCTGATCCAACGTTAGTTGTGTCTACTACTTTTTGTAGAATATCGCTCATTTTTTTATTTTCACCTCCGTTATTTTTATAGATTTAGATGTTGCGGACGCTGAGGAAATGCCCGCCCCACTTAGTGTTTGTTTTTTGTATTGTTACATCTGACCCGTCCAGATCAGAAGACTTACGAATCGCAGTATCCTTCTCTACTCCGTCGACCCTCTTTTCGACGCCTGAGATAGTTGACTTAATGTTATTGACAACCTCTGCGAGTTCATTATATTTATTGGTTACTTCAGCAATTTTCTGATCAACCTGTGATGCAAGGCTTGATACTGCTTCTGCAGTAGCAGTCTTGCTAATTTCTGTTGAAATGAAGCTTTTCATTTCGTCAAACATTTTTGCAAAGTCAGTCTCTTCAACTTCAACTTCGGAAATGTCTGCGGCTTCCTCAACAGCAGCAGGAGCTTCTTCAGCTTCTGCTTTCGGTGCCTCTTCGGTTGCTGGTGCTTCTGGAGCATCAGCTGACTTGGCGAGGTCCGTTTCTGTGACTTCTTCAACTTGAGCAACTTGCTCAGTTGTAGTCTCTTCAACGGTAGTTGTTGTATCTTCTGCCACAGTAACACCTCCTTCTGTGTTTTGATTTTCTTCAACCTGCTTTGCGATATCAGGTTGTACCTTAGACTGCTTGTATGCGTCAAGGATTCTTGAGATTTCTGCAGACTTATTTGTATCTGCTGTTTCTACCCAACCAATCATTTCTAGATTTTTGTTTGTAGTTGGTGATGTAAATTCTGATTCTGTAGACAAATAAACTTCGTCTGTTTCCTTATCGTAAAAAACATTTTCTACTTGTACTTCTGTAGCAATTCCTTTAAATACAGTTCCGTCTACTGTCTTCTCAATAGAAACAATGTTTGAAAGTTGGTTTGCTGGATTGTCTACCAATGAAAGTTCTGTTAGATCATATTCTTTAATTACACGGATTGATTTTTCTAGTGTTGGATTATATTCGTCAACCGCCTTGGTAATGTTACCACCGATTGAGAAACCTGATAGTGTGCCATCAAGAACTTTTTCCCAAGTATCTTGTGCACCCTTTGATACGTATGCATTTACGAAAACTCCGCTGTACTCTTTTCCTGTTGACTTGTCAAACAGTTTTTCCTTGCGGAACGATACCATCTTACCTACTGCAAGTGGCTGATGCATTTCACGAATATTCCCACGGAATCTTTCGAATGCTTTAGCAGAAGCGTCTGAAGAAACAATGTCTCCATGCTGATCAATATTGTCTAGTGTGGCGAAACCCGATACGATTCTTTTTTCTCTATCGACTTTTGCGATAGGCATCGATAGGCGGAGACTATCTCCGTCGGAATGCCAGTTTGCCTTTTTTATTTCCATAGCAACACTAATTTTATCAAGTATTTGTTAGTAATGCAAAATCAGGGCGCAACTCGACCATCACCTTGAGGATTTCTTGCTTCACCGTTAGAATCAGTAGCATTTGCGGTTCTTTCCTGATCTCTTCTACGGTTTCCTGTTCCCCTCGCAGTTTGGTCGGCGGCTTGCTGTCCTGTTAGGACAACTGGCTGATCGCCCCCTGGCATGCCTGGCATACCAAGTCTTGCACGAACTTCATTAGGCACAATGGTCTTCATTCGTAGGTAACGCTCATCAATCTTGGACTGTGTGTCCTCGTCTGTGAGAGTAAGTTCATTAAATTTCAAAACAAAAGCATCCGTAAATTCTGCAATCAAACGGTTTAGCTTCTTCTCTAGGTTTCTTTGTGCTGGTCTAGCAACCTGCTCTTTAAATGTCTTGTCTGCGTCCTTTGCTGCTGCAAGGGATACGCCCTCTGGAAGTCCTAGCTTTGAGATAGGAGTTCTGTGAGCAATTAAAATTTCGTCTCTATTTTGCTGACGGTATTTGTTGAATGAAGAGTCTTGAACATCCGCTTCAACAGCTTCCATCTTAAACTCTACTTTATTTCCGTCATCATCTGCTGGTAGCGGAATATAGATAGATCTATGGTTCTTACCCTTAAGGTTTGTCTGGAAGAACTCAAGCAACTTACGCTCAGCTTCACGGCTAAGTGTAGCTCCCTTTACTGTAATGATATATCTTGGAACAGCTTTGTTCTCAAAATAATCAAGGTTAAAGCGTGATGCAAATTCATCTCCTGCTAGCGCAGTCTTTGCTGGAATAATATCTGGCACACCATAATATCCGTTTGTTGGTGTGTACTTCTTAATATGAATAACCTCGTTAGGTCTTTCATCATCGCCAATTGGATTTGGTGTTGCCTTGTCTTGGAAGTTACGGAAGAAAACAACCTTGTTTCCAATTACCTGAACGAATCCATCACGGTCTTTTCTAACACGCATAGATGTTGCTGGAATATGGCCAACAAAGCCTATTTCTCCGTTTACTTTACGGCCAACCTCAATGTATCCATTTCCTGTGGCTTCAAAATCTAGGTATACCTTTGTAAGGGTTTCTGTGAATGTATCCTCTTGGTTCATAGACTCAAGTAGGTCGTATAGGTCTTCTCTCATCCGCTCTAATTTTGCACGGAATCTTTGTAGGCTTTCTGGTGTATCAGAAAGATCTGCTATCTTTTCTTTAGTAGCACGAGTGTGCGAAAAGTCATAGCCAAGCCCAACAATGTTTGCTGCCTTTGCATTACATGCCGCAAAGTGTGGTGAAGATACCTCATAAATCTTAGCCAAGTAGTCTAGGTTGTATGGCGGTGTTATAACATCAAGGATGTCATAACCCATGAGAATTTCTTGCTCATACTTCTTTGATCTTGCTTGTCCGTCTGCACCCTGCTGAAACTTTTGTATAAGACGTGTATTCTTTCTCTTAAAGTTTGGAGAGAATCCACGATACTTAGAAAGCTCTTCAGCCTTTACATAAAAGGGATCAGATTCTTCCGCTGGTCTTTCTGTGAAAAAGTCACCAGAAAGAACTGCAGATACTTCATTTAAATTATCTTCAATTGCGTCTGACATTAATCGTTCCTCAAATTCTTTAGACTGTCTTTGTACTCACCAATATCTAGTGGGTCTGGTGTTAGTCCCCACCTCAAACGCTGTTGCTGCTCTTCATATTCTTCGTCATTAATCTTTCTTTGTCCTGACAAAAATACGGCCTTGCCTGTCTGTATCCCATAACCTCTGACAGCTTCTTTTAGAGCGTTGATTCTATTTTGGTCATTTTTGAATGCAGAAATAGAGAGAAAGTTTCCCTCATCGTCTCCGACCCAACGTCCGTCTGGCATTTGCCAAATGTAGACCCCAAGGGTAGTTTCCTCAACAACGGATGTTTTAATTGATTTCATATAGTAATGATACCATCTTTTATTGCCAAAGTCTATACTTTGTACTAGAATGTGACAACTTTATGCTGTTTGCCAAGCAACTTTGTACGGAATTAGGCCATAATCGATTATATTGAAGGAAACTTGTTCCTGACCTAGGCCCTCCTGTGGGTATCCAACAAGAACCTCGTATTCTGTCTCTGCATCAAATTGATCTAGGGTGTAGGCAGCCATTGCAAATAGACCCAAGGTAATATCTGTTTGATTTGCTCCTGCGTCGTCTGCTCCAACATATATATCTGTTCCAGCATTTATTTTTGATGTTGAGGTTAATACGACATGAACCCAATCATTTACCATAGCCTGATTATCAAATGTCTCCTGACCATTTACATACATCTTAGAGAATCCTGGGTGTTGCCATGCTGACCCGTCCCAATATAAAGACTTTGATCCAGATTCCAGAATGTACTTATTTGCCACTAAAGGTTCATTTATCTTGAAGACTAAAGAAATAGACTTTGTTCCATTGAATCCGCCAGAGTCATAATTACTTGATTGTGACGGGATCTTCAAATATGAGCTCCCAGATAATCTAATACCAGACTGATCCAGTCTATCCAATACCTCAACGTCGTCATCAAAGATAACGCAATTGTCTGAATTTACTATTACGGCAGCTTCATTTGTATTGTCTGAAACTACCCGCTTCATTCCTTGGGTATATGCGTATAGCCCAATGTTTGATAAGATTGGTAGATCATCTTCTGAGTCATTTGTAAATAATGTAGCTTTTATGTCATATGACGTTACCTGATTTGTTGGATCATCCAACAGGGTAGGCATAGAAGCCATTCTAGGCCATTCTAAGCCGTTATTATAGGTAACCGATACATTCGGCGAGGAAGTTGTATAAAAGGCCAGAGAACCGCTGTAATCGACTGCAGGCAATGTTAATAGACCCTCAATCTTTCCATACTGAGACCATTTAAGATTGTTATTCATCTTGAGAATGAAAGTTGCTTCTTCATTGTATAATGTGTAATCAGTTAAGATTTCATATTGAATTCCTGACTTAATTGCTATCCAAGTAACTGGACATGCTGCATATAGGTCATTTACTTTTCCAATATATAAATCTGTTATTGTTTGTAGATAATCTACTGAGGTAAATATACTTGTACCATTTAGGTATGCTTTTAGGGATCCCGTTTTGTTTTCTACAAGGATCTCGTTCCATCCCGCCACTGGGCTAGATGTGGTGGTTGTGTCCACCCCATTCAAATTAAAAACAAAGTCGTCAGAGCCATTTATTCTTATTGTTAAGCTTTGGCTAGACTGGAAGTTGTACATAGATACAAGGCCCTTCTCTGGCGTTAGTGGGTCATGATAAAAACTTACAGATATTGCTGTGCCACCCTCAGCCAATCTTGCTACTGTTGACAGGTCTAGGAATGCGCCAGCACCTAGAGATAGGCAGCTTCTAGCATCTACTACTGATTGGGTTCCAGTACCACCAGATACAGTTGCGTTAGATATATATCTTAGTGTTACTTGATTAATTGAATTAACCAATGCATTTGTAAAATCAAATCCTGTCCAGTTGTTGGCAAACTTATAAGCTATCAAGCAGTCTTTATTATTAGGTATGTAAGTTACTTGAGAATTTGCATTATAGTATCTATCTTTAAGAATTGTTTTTCTAGATAGATTAAGGTGCTCTGTTGCCCTAACATAATCAAGAACGTATCCGTATACTGCGACACCATCAACTGTTATGTCATAATTATCAGAACCATATGTTCTCATAGCCCCATGGTTCTGGCTAAACTGAAATATGTCGGATAGTTCAGAAGATGATTTTGTAGATACATTTGTTCCATTTACAATAAGAGATATTCCGTTAGACGAATAGTTAGCAACAATGTGATATCTACGCTTCCAGTCTGGAACTTCATAAGACACATAATAATTTATTAACGGGTCTGGTCTAAAATAAATCTTATTTTTATAAACATATACTCCGTAAGGTGCAAGAATAGTGGCGTTTAGGATTTCGTCATAGGTATCGAATGCCGCTAGCACATCAGTATAGGTTTCATAGTCGTCGATCAAATCTGTGTACGTCTGTATAGCAGAATTTTCTGAAGACTGAAGTAAAGTCTTATTTCCAAATAAAACTATTTCGTCTGATATTGACAATGAATCTTCATTTAATTTAAAGTATAACTCAATACTAAATGACTGATTGCTTTTACCTTTGGTCCAGATACTTGGATCTGTCCATGACTGTCCCGCTCCAGATGCTCCTGGAAGCGGATAGTAAATACCAGCAGTAGAGTCTGTTAGTCTTGTTCCATAAATTCCATTGGCAACAAGTGGGATTGCTTCATCAAATATAGAGCCAGCATATGCGCCATTATTCCCACTACCAGTAGCCTCTTTAGCGATACCTGTCGTAACATCGTCATCTAGTGGCCAAAATGATAGTGGGCTTTGAGACATTACTACTTCTCTATAACCCAATTTATCTCCCTATTTATTCTGCGTTTACTGCAGCGATTTGTGCTACTTTATCATCAATGTTTGATTGAATAATTTCAATCTTTGATGAGTCTGGTGTAGCTTTAGCGTTTTCCGCAACAATTTCCATTTCCAATGAATACATCTGGTATTCAAGGTTACGGACCAAAGACTCCTTAATTGCAGTCTTCTCGTCATTACTTAGTTTGCTATATGTTGGCATTTCTTTCTCCTTATCCTAGTTGTGTTTTTTTAGTTTCAAGCATTTGAATTTTTGCATTAATGTCTGCCAAAATATTTGTTAGATTGGTGACTTCAGAATCGTTTAATTCTTCATTTATGCTATTGTATTCTAGCTTAAGTTCAGCATTATATTTTTCGTAGGCCAGCTGCTTTAGATGACCATCTATAATCTGAATTTTTTCTGCATTACTTATCATATCATATACCTCCATTATATTCTATTAGACCATGCTCCGCTTTTAATTGCATAATTTGTATCATAAACCGAGAACCTACATCTTAAATATCTAGCGGATGTAGAGTAAGGCAAGTCTCCTGGGGTATATACAAGATAGCTCCATGTATACCCATTAACTAATGGAGAGCTTTGCTGTCCCGCAAAATAATTTTCAAATCCGTAGTACTGATAAGATCCTCCAGAAGATACAAAGTATATCTCCCATTCCATCCACAAAGGTTCTGCCACTGATCCAGACCAAAACACGTTGTCCCATCCCCACTTCATACCCTGGTTTGATCCAGATACAGAGTATCTTTGGAAATTGGTAGAGCTTAAGCTTACCGTACCTATACTTGGGGTGACATAAGCTTCTAATGTTTGAACCGAAGTAGTTCCAGACCCCCCATATCCAGCATAAGCATTTCCATATGCCTTAACGGTAATATAATATGTTGTGAGTCCAGATAAGCCAGTAACGGTTCTTGATGTACTAGTAGTTGCTGTACTTAATATGTTGCTTCCTCCACTAAAAGTTCCAACATCAATCTGATATGAATCTGTGTTAGAAGTTGGAGACCAAGACACAACAAAACTATTTGATGTTACAGAGCTAGTACTTGGCGATGGTGTTCCTGGTGGTGATGGAACTGTTGCCGAACCTGAAGCCGTACCAGATTGCCTTGATAATATTGATCCATTTGCAGTAGATTGATATGCACCATTGCCATTAAAAAGAGAGGTTACCGTTGCATTAAGAGTTCCATATTGATTTGTTATATCAAGAAAAGTATTGGTTGTAGTAATTGTTCCAAATGAGTGCTGTACTAAGTAGGAGGTAGCACCAGGAACGGCATTCCACGCTATTCTAGCTGTGGTTGAATTATTTACAGCACTAACAAAAACTGTTACCGATCCAGGAGATGCACTACTTGATGATGTGCTCGTTCCAGTTGGAGATGAGTTTGATGGAGCACCATTATTTGAAGAAACTGAATAGTAAGATAAAGGAGAAGACGATCCCCAGCTTGCAGACCATGAGTTAGCTGATGTTGTTACGGTAACAAATGATGGCTGATTAGGAGTAACAGTATTGTCTGTGATTGTCAACCCAGTTGGGGCCGCTGGAAAAACATATACGCCACCTGTTGCTGATATTGGAGTTGACCCACGATTATTATTTGCAGTAACAGTACATGTAACAGTTGTACCTAAGTCGCTTGTTGTTAAGTAATATAAATTTGATGTGGCCCCAGAAATTGCTGCACCATTTCTTGTCCATTGATAAGAATAAGAGCTAGGTGCATAGGCTGGGTCTGTATTGACTGTTCCAGTATTTACTGAAAGACCATTTCCAGGAACTGGTTGTGCAGTCCCAACATAAGAAATACTTGGTGATACAGTAAATACAGGATTTTCTGGATAATTCATAGACCAAGTTGATCCATTATAGATCCATGATCTTGTGGCATTACTCCAGGAAGAACCGTTATATAATCTTAAAGCCCTTGCTTGATTCCATGTATTATTATCGTATACTCTTAATCCCATAGTCTTCTCCTAGTACTGGATATAAATATCGCCCGCTGCGGTTGCTGAAGGAAAAGACCCCGTATTGTTATAAAATATTTTGTTAGCAGTAGAGGTATTTGTTCCGTTAGAGTAGTTGTTAGTTGTAATGGTAGACCAAAAGGCAGTCGTTCCGTTAGTACTTAAATATCTTCCGCTATTTGTAGCTTGTGGTGGGAGTGTATCAATTGTTGTTGACGCACCCAATGATATCTGTGTTCCATTAATTGTTATAGATGAATTTACAAGTTTGTTATTTGCAATAGATCCAGCAAGCATCGTGTTGGTGACTGAGCCTGTGTCAGTTTTGGTAACGGCATAACCATAAATTTTGCTTGCATCAATTCCTGCTGCTATTGCTATATCTGCATCTACAATTGTTCCATCTGCAATCATTGCTGATGTAATTGATCCTGCAGCTGGTGTTGATGATACATCTGTCCAAGAAGCAGTTGTCCCGTCTGTTGTTAAAAACTTACCAGACTGATCTGTTTGATCTGGAATTTGATAAATTGAAACCCATTGAGCCGTATTACCGTTTGTGCTTAAAAATTTACCAGTATTGTCAATTTGTGATGGAAGGTTTGCTGATAACCCAGTAACTGTAGCACCAGTAAAATCTACTGTTCCAGTAAATGTTGGAGATGCTTTTGGAGCATAAACATTTGAAGCAGTGGTTGTAGTTAAATATGTTGAAGCAGCCGCAGATGATGTTAAATATGGAGTTAAATCAATTGTTGCCCAAGATACCGCTGTGCCATTTGTTGTTAAATACTTTCCTCCCTGACCTGTCTGTGTTGGGAATGGGGAGTATCCAGAAATTGTAGCTCCAGAGAAATTAACTGTTCCAGTAAATGATGGATTACTAATTGGGGCTTTAGAAGCTAAGGCGTTTGTTACTGTGGTTGCAAATAATGCGTCCCCGCCCAAAGCGTCTGATAATTCTTTAAGTGTATTAAGAGTAGACGGAGCAGCGTTTACTAAATTTGATATTGCTGTATCTGTATAGATGTTAGCTGCTGATTGTGCAGCCGCCGCAGATCCATCAGCATCATAAAGTATATCTGCTTCTGATTGTGTTAAATACTGTGGGTGTGGATCTGTAGCAGCTAAGTGTCCTGATAAATCCCCGCCTGCTGCGCTAATTGTAATTGTATCTGTAAGCGCATCTGTTGTAATTGTAACGTTAGTTCCAGCAGCAAGGTTAAGTGTATCTACGGTTGTATCTGCAGAAACTGTTGTCTGTCCAGATACTGCAATATTAGAAAATGTGTTTGGGACTACTGTTCCTACCGCCGCTACGTTTGCCCACTTAGTTCCTGTTGCGGTTGTGGAGTCTGAAACGAGAACGTAGTCGTTAGTTCCAGGAGTAATAATAGAAACACCGCTGGCGGTTCCAATAGGAATAGCTCCCTTTGTTCCGCTAATAGCCGCTGTACTTAAATAATCGTTGTGAACGTGTGCAAGATTAGAGTATAAAGAATCGTGGGTGTGTGTAGTCTGAGAATATCCTGCAAGATCTGACGGCTCTAGATATTCATTATGGGTGTGGGTGGTATTTGCATAAACCCCGTCATGTGTGTGGGTAGTTGTAGCATATACGCCAGTATGGGTATGGGTTGTAGGTGAATAATTAGTTAAGGTAGCATCTACTGCCTGTGCAAGCAATTGAATATCTTGCGGCACATTTGGGTCATCAGACGAGGTGGGATATGGAAATCCCTTACTAGTATTTGGCATTTATTCTCCTTAGCCTATTATACCAATTATAAGTGCTAAAGGCTAGAAAGTAATTGTTCCAGATCCCGCTGTAAATCTATAAACTCTATACCCTGCACGGGTTGGCTGATCGTAAGTTAAGCCAGATCCAACAGTAAGTGCTTTGAGTGTATCTGGGTATGCAATAACCAGAACACCTGAACCACCAGATCCACCTGAACCACCACCGCCGCCTGTATTTGCAGATCCATTA